TAACTTACTATTATTAGGGCTGGCTTTATTTTGCCTAACTTTCTCAATGCCCAACCAATGAATCTGCTTTCTGAATTTTTTGGACAAATATCATTCATCCAAAGCCTATTTAATTCATATACTCTTTCTTGGTTTTCTCTGCCACAAACTCCAATGCATAGGTGCTGTGATGGTGGCTTGCCAAATGTAATTATTCCTACCAGATTGTTATTAAAGAATGCTCCGAATGCCCAAGTTATAGGTGCTTTTCTGTGAGCATAATGGCTTTCAACCGCAACAAGGTTGGCCGTGTGATTTGTTATTGGCCTAAATAAAAGTTGGAGCGGCGAGGTCGGAATTGCACCGCCATCGCCCCCTTGGAATAGGGGGAGTTCTGCTGTTGAACTATCGCCGCATAAACTCATAAATAATACCTAGCAACTTTCTTTCCGCCCTCTGTGGTATGCTCACCCACTTTCACATCAACCCCAGCCTTGCGTAAGTCGTGGATGCGTGAGGCCAAGCGGAAACATCCGTAGAGATTTAGAGCCTCTAGCGATGTTATGGATCGGCCTTCGTTTAGGTGGGCAAGTATCTTGGCGTTTTGCTTATTGCCTATCGCTCGCACCGGGTGATGGGTTTGGCGCGGCTCCACAAAGTCCATCGTCATTTGATTGGCAAAGTGATAGCTCATTTCTTTTTTGTACTCCTTATATATTGAGCCCTGCGAATATTCGTCCCGGCCTTCCATCCCTTGCATTTAGCGTTAGAAATGGATGTATGATGGATTCCCCACCCCTTAGCAATACTTTCCATTGACAACCCAGACTCATATTGCGCTTTCCACAATAACCATCTTTTTTGAACGGTTTCATACTTTCGATTCTTTGTTTTCCCCATTTTGCCCTTTAAAACCCTTAATTCATGCGGGACTTCGATATTTGGGGTATGCCTCTTGTTATCAATCTGAACACTTTTTAGCCCTATTTGCGCCTCAATTTGAGCCATTCTAATGCCTAGTTGCGTAATTTGGCTTTGCGTTGTGTCGCTTCTTTTGGCATCCCTCATTAATGAAAGGCTAATTTCTAGCCTATTTATGCGCTCTTCTATGGCTAAAAGTTTTTTTGGAAAACTAATTGCCATTTCATGCTCGATAGCCTGTTGCGCGATTGATTCATACGATGGTTTTAACAGGCGGAAAGTGCTTCCGCCCTGTTCCTTATCCCGGTTGAATGCTTGATAAAGACTCATGGGCAACCTGCTTTCACCCATTCGTCTCTAGTGGCAAATCCCATAACCTTATAGGTGGGGAGTGATTCGCATTGGCTTCGTGGTGCTGGTTTCATTGGCTGGTTTCCTTTCGTGTTGGTTGTTTGGTTCCTTCGCTGACAATTTCTAGCGCAAGCCTTCCAGTCCTTGACCGGGGCTCGGCCTCCTACTTTCCATCCGTTGCTCTCATAATAGTCAAAAGCAGACTCAGCATCCCGCTGGTTCCATTTAATTTCCGTAGCATAGCCCAACCAATCTGCACGAGTGGGACGCGGTAGCGGCCTCTCTCTTTCTTTATTATTTGTCTTACTATTATTGTTACTATTACTATTATTATATACGATAGATGGCGCATCTTTGGTGCATCTATGGTACATCCTTGACGCATATCCAGCTGATCTTTGTTCCATCTTTATTAGGCCAGAGGCCACTCCTTTGTGATATATTGCCCCATCCTTTATTTCATAAACCCCTGCAACCTCAAGCTCTTGCAATAATGATTTAGCGTCTTGACCAACCATTCTACTTATCTGCTCTGGAGTGGGCGGGTTGCCGTTGATGGTCAGCTTGCCCTCGGCGTTAGCCTTATACATTAGGCATAGCAGGTGAATCCAAAGCCCCTTGGCGGCTAGGCTAACCAAGGCCAGCTTTTCATTTGCCAGCCAGCGGTTAGGCTCAAACGGAAACCAGAAGGAGTCACGCCTCATTTCTTGGCCTCATTATCACGCTTCTGGTATTTCTTGGCTCGTGCCAATAGCTCCTTAGTAACACGATGACTAAACTCTAATTGTGTGATTATGTCTTTGTAGTTCTGGTGCTGGGCATGGCTGAACTCGTTGAATAATTCCTTTAGCCTTCCACGGATATAGCCGTGAAACTCATCGACTAGCTTTAATCTTTTTACGCTCATAGTCGTGGAGCCTTTGGCCAATCGGCCCATTGGGTTAGCTCCGTGCAGACTTGCCACCCATTTGAGTAGAAGTTGCCAGATAAATACCGACCACCAACCACATCTGATCCAGTATCAATCAGCACTTTAGAATTCTCCTTAGGCTTGTCCCGCTTGCTTCGCCACTCCAACATTGACCATCGCACTACTGGCACATCCACATCAATAGACATCTGGCAATCTCCGAATCGCCGTAGCGACTTCTTCAAGAATGTTTTTCTGAATAGCATCCTCAGAACCATCTGCCAAACTCTGCACAAGTTCTGCAACACGACTTCTCTCTGCTTGTGCCACCTTGCGAAAGTTCTCACGAAGGATGCTTGGTATTTGATCGCTGAATGATTTGATTAGATCAGAATGGGATGTCGTCTCCTTCACCTTTAACCTCCTTTCCTTCTGCCGCCATGAGAACCTCGGCGATGATCTCGTTACGGACAATGTCGTTCTTGTATGGCTTGCCATCGGCGGCTTCCTTCAATGGCTGTTTCGCCAACCATTCTAAGTAGTTCAAGCCATCCTCGCTTCGGGCAATCTGACGAACTGAAACGCCTTTCCACTTGCCGAATTTAAGAACGATGTCTCGTTCCTCGGTTGACTTTTGATTGGTAACCTCGGCCACAATCTTGACCACTTCTTTTGCGGGAGCCTCATATTTGTCGGTGTTGATATCCTCAAATCCTCCGTGCGGAACTTCTTCTGCCGGGGTGGTACTCAACCCAGAATCAATTAGCACTACAACGTGGGCAAATGCTGATCGACACGCTCGGCTTATTGCTCTGGTCTGAACCATAGCCCTGCGAGCATATACTGGACGCTTGCTCCACATTTCCTCATCATCGCCCAAGAATCCCTCGGCCTGAGAAATTACTTGGCCGTTGTCCATTCTCTTGACCTCCCCAATACATCGGTATCCATCCTCAACACGCTCGACATCTCTAGCCGAAGCAACGCATCCGTGCGCTACTGCGATGGACTGCCAGCCCTCCACCCGCACATATTTCTTATCGCCTCTTCCGATCTGCTGTGCGGTTTTCATTACGATCTCGCGGCAAGCCCCGGCCACATCCGTAGCCTGTCTGATTTGGTTTGCCACTCCATTGTTGGTTACTGCTAGTTGGTTCTCGTTCATTGTTGGTTCTCCTTTGGTTATTTAACTAAAATCTCCGTAGCCTTGCCGATCTTCCCTACTCATTGGGGCTGGAACATTTAGCGAACTCATGTCGTGATTTAGGTCATGCTCATGGTCGCTGATGCTCACATCCTTGGCCTTGGGGTGTTCTTTTTCCCATTCCTTTTCAAACTGCTCCTTTTCTGCCTTGGTCATTGGGATGCAACACAAGCAAGTTCTGGTGTTCATGTATTAGTTCCTTTCTTAATTGATTTTATTATCGGGGAAAGCCATTCAGCCGATATGTTGTGGCTAGGAACACGGAACACAAAGATGCCTTGCTGGGCGGCTAGGTTATACTTTTCCATGTCTCGCAAGAACCCTGACGGCCTTGTGTGGCGGCCACGCACATAAATTCCGCCTTCTAATTCTACGCAAAACTTAATCCCATTTAATTCTCCATAGTAATCCATTCGAAACTTGCGCTTAGGCGCAAACTGGTATTCCTTTGTAAGCCCGCACCCACCAAGTGAACGCCAAAGGATTTCGAATTTGGTTGCGGGTTTCAATTACGTCCCCACCACTTTTTTTCTTTATACTGCACCTCACCCCATGATTCCTTGTCCTTATAAAGATCGTTCAGCCTTTTTAATTCCTCTGCTACCATAAGATGAAACCTGCGCCTCTCATAGTTGGCTTGGTCTAAAGTTTTAATAAGGCGCTTTAGACCAAAGTAAATCATAAGCACCCCAAAGATGACGGCAAAGGTAATCATTCCCGAATCCTCATCTTGTGCCATGAACCGCAGTAAGAATGGGGGTTGGTCTGGCTTGGGTAGCGGTCATCCTTCTTCATCACAAACCCCTCGAAGATCGTCTCGCCAGCCTTGCGGTTCTGAAACTCCATCTCTTGCCAGATTGCCTTGAGCCTATCGTGTTTGAAGGTAGGCATACGTAACAAGGCATTATCGGGAAGTTCAAAGGATGCTGGCTTTATCTTTGAGAAAACCTTGCGCCTCTCCGCGTAGGGCAACAATTCCATCACATCAATTAGGATAAGCGTGTTGTGACCAGTCTTGGTGCGGTTGCCCATCCATTCGCAATCAAGGAATCGAGATGCAATTTTAGTGCGGCCTAGCGTCTTTAGAATGTCTTGCTCATACTTGGCTCGCTCGCCGTGGCGGTTAAACACCTTGCGTTCTTGCTGGTCTATCACCATTCGCCAACCATTGAACTTGGGCTCGATGGCGTGTTCGGCGTAACTCGCATCCCACGCCGGGGCGGTGCATCCTTCAGGTCTTGCGGGGAGGGGGAAGAATGTCATTGACTTGTTTTATTTTAATATGATTTCCAACGCAACATAAAAAGCACCAGCCCCAACGATAAGGCCGATTATGTAGGCCATGAGAATGCGGTTCATTTACGTTCTCCTAGTAGAACAAACGCTCCGAGGTTTCCGAGGACTATGGTGATGAGGATGATTAAGAGCATGGTTGGTTCCTTTCTTAGTTGGGTTAGCTGATTTTCTCAATAGACTGAATTACGACATTTCCAAAACAAGAAGGTGTTGAACCCCCATTAGAGTTGGGCTGAAAATCGGAAATACATGCCTTGCCC